CTACATTTTTCAGGCAATAGAACCGGTCATTGTCCCGGATCAGACTCAAATCGTACTTTTTGCAGAGGCCGGTTTCCGGATTCAGGAAAGCGTCCACAATGTTCTTCCTGGCAAAGTCCAGCTCGCTCCCCGGCAACTTGTCCGTGCAATCACTGGCAACGGAGAAGTTCACGGGAAACATTGCGTTATTTAAGATGTTTCGGCAAGCCGCCGCCGCTGTGTACTCATTCCCGCTGATCGGCTCCCAGAGCGTGGTGTTCTGCCGCATCTGGTAGAACATATGAACAGCAACGACCTCAACATAATCGTCCTGTTCATCTACCTCCGTGATCTCAAACAACTGATCCATCAGCCGTGTAGGTACCATAACGGCTTCAAGCCCAGCGAAGTTTGCGGGGATCTGAACTTCCGTAATCTGGAACTCCTGCAAATCGGTATTTGCAACATACCCTGTGTTAACGTTCCCGCCATTATCCTGCAACGCAACGGGAGTTGACGGAATGTTATCAATGACCTTCTGCGCTCCCGTGGAAATGATTGTAGCAATATCCGGGAATGCGATTTTTGAAATAGTCTGTCCCAGTTCGTTTTTCATCCAGATATCGCCAGCCACTTTCCGTCACCCCCTTACGTGTATTTGTTCGTTTTGTCTGCGTATTCGTCATCCGCGATCACTGGCGGCATCCGCACTGGCACCTTGCATTTAATGATGTTCCCTGTTTTCGCCGCTTGCCATTTCTTGTACTTATCGTATGGTAGCCGCAGGACCACTTGGCTGATCCCGTTTTTCTCTTCCTGAAACGTTGCTTCAATCGGTTGCAAATCACCGACCAGTCCAGTTGTTGTGAAGTCATCGCAATCATGGTCAAAAACGTAGATCGGGTTGTTCATCAGACCCACCTCCAGTGCGGGGTGATAGTAAGCTTCGTACAGTTCTCTCCAAGGTCCACCGCGCTCACGCCCTTAGGAATCACAGGAAACTCTCCCGTCATGGTCATCGATCCGGATGCGCTGAAAACGTATCCGGCCTCGCAATCAAGCGTTACAGGCACACCGCTTGTCATCCCGGAAATGGTCACTGTCTTCCCTCCGACCGTGAAGGTTACATTCCCAGCCCCCTCCACCACAATAGTCGGCAGAGCTTCGTTCGTCCCCGGATTCAGAAGACTCCCGTCCGCTGTGAAAACCGCTACGGTCTCCTGCGCTTCGTACATGAACGGATCGCAATTAAAGGTCACCTGCGCGGTGTCGAAATACCCGCGATTCCCTCTCTGCCGTGACCATCGCACTTCCTTCAGTACGCTGGCTTTATAGGCTTTTGTCGGATCATCGCTGGTCACCAGTTTCCCGGTTCCGGTGGCCCATGCATTAACCGCCTGTCTTGCTTCGGCTGGAGCATCGAGAAGGATCAGCACCACAGGCAGTTCAAAATTTGAGTAACCCTCGTCCGTATGCAGAGCACCATCCCGGCCTTTAACGTAAAATTCCGAGTATCTCATCCCGGCTCTCCGGTGATTAGGCATCTGTGAGATCGCAACGCCAGCCAGTGCGTCCGTACTCACGCCCCGAAACTCCACATAGCTCATTGCTTAACCTCCCATCGCACGAACCCGTGCGTGTTCGTTTGCGCTGATATTTCGCCGCGTCCTCCGTGTAGTCATGTCTGCGACCCTGTTCCCGTCCATGTTCAGATACATACCGCTCATACCGCTACGGACGGCGTTCTCCAGCGCATTCTCCATATCAAAAGCACCTCTGTTCCTGTCCGCGTTCTGCTGGGCCGTCAGTACAGCCTCGCCACGATGCAGTTCTGCCCGGAATCCGTCATACGGAACATAATCCATGCCGATCGCTTTCGGCGCGTAATTCCCGGTAAACTGCCCCCAGAAACCCGTGTCCTCGGTGGTAGGAATCTTGATGTTCTGCAGACCCGCCAGCGAAACCGATGCAGTGTGAGCCATCTGTGAAAACTGGTCAAGTTCCTGATACCCACGCTCATATGCAAGCTCCGCCCTGTGAAGGGATTCCGTTGTCTTATCGATTCCATCCTGCGCTTCACGTAGTTTTGTGTTCGCGTTTCCGATTTCTCTCTCGTTTTGACCGATTTGCTCACTCAAACCCTTGAATACTTCAGGATCTACGATGTTATCATACGGACTGGTTTCCCATGATCCTGTTGGTGTAAAATTCCCGTACTCGTCATATGTTCCCGGGCCTTTTCCCCAGTTTTCAGCCGTCAGAATATCTGCAAAATCAAGACCAGCGGTTTTCCAGTCTTCTGCCGTTGCCTCTCCGATGTCTATAAATCCTCTGTTTGTGAAGATCTTCCCATTCTGCAACAGCTCCCGCGCCCTCAATCTCTGCCCGCTGACGCTCATTTCACGCCCGACCTCTTCTGTGGTGAACGGGTTCATCCAATGGAGCAACCCCATATCATGCTCCTGCGTATCCATGAGCGTCTGCAATGCGTACGCCTGTGTGGATTCAGCGAGTTGTTTCCGCAGTGTTTCGTTCTCGGATTTGTAGATATCAATATCTGTCTGCGCTTCGATTTTCTGCGCCTCATACTCACCGAGAAGGGCGATTTCATCATCACGCCGCTTCTGCAGTGCGTTCATGATCGCCAGCTTCCGAAGCTCCTCCGTCATGCCACGAACGTGCTCTATAGCTCCGTCTACATCTTTCCCATACTGCTTGAAGACTTCACCGGAGCCGCCGAGCACCTTTTCCAGCTCTTCTTCGTTGCGTTTCCATTCGTCAGTTGATCTGGCTGCGTCTCCGTAGGTGTGGTAAAGACGTTCCATATTGTCGAGGATCGCGTTTGCGCGAGCCGCGCTGACCGTGGCATCCACGATCGTCTTATTCATCTCGTCCTCGATATCTTGAAGCTTTCCGTCCGCTCCACTGCCAAACAGACCGTCCCAAATTCCTGCAAGGATGCTTCCAGCAAGCGTAACGCCAATCTGAAGCATATTAAGCGTGAACTCCGGGAATTTTGTCAACAAATTGCTGACTGTACTCCCAAGGAAATGCCCAAGCGCACCGCCGAACCGTTCCAGAGAAGACTTGTCAATAGAAACGTTGGCTACCATGTTAGCAAGCTGGTCAATCAACCAGTTCATTAACACTTCCGCGCCTTGTAAAATGCTCGTCCCCGCGCCAAGTCCGGCACTTGCAAGGTTCGCCATCAAGTTGCTCGGAAGGCTTGCAATGCTTTCAGCGATCGCCTCTACCAACGTGCCACTATTCGCAATCGTAGCCGTCAGCGTGGGAATAAAGTTCTCCATGTACGTGGAGAACGACTCTTTGAAATTCTGCATCGCCTGATCGAGCCGCCCCTGATCACCAGCCCCACCGACCGCCGCAAGCAGATCTTCCCATGCGGCTTTCATGCTTGCCGCGCTTCCGGTAATCGTTTCTTCAGCTTCTTTCGCTGTTGTTCCGGTGATCCCCATCTCTGTCTGCACAGTGTGGATTGCGAGAATCAACTGATCGAAGGTGATTTCATCCAGACTCGTGATCTCGTGGTCAAGGATGTGCGAATCGTTGACCAATCGGATCATTTCGGACTCAGTACCTCCGTAACCCAGTTTGAGGTTGTCAAGCATGGTGTAGTTACGCTTCGCAAAACCGGCGTATGCATTCTGGATTGATTGCATATCCGTGCCCATTTTGTTCGCGTTGTCCGACATGTCCATGATGGCCATGTTGGTGTAGTCAGCCGCTTTTTCTGTATCGCCTTTCACACCTTGGAGCAACGTAGCGGAGAAGCTCATCGCAGTTTCCATATACTTGTTCGCGGAAAGGCCAGTTGTCCGGAAGGAGTTTTTCGCATACTCTTCCATCTTCCCGGACGAAGACTTGAACAGCGTTTCAATGCCGCCGACCAACTGCTGATAGTCAGCGAAAGCATCAATCGCCCCACCGATCATATCCTTAATAGCCGCAACGGTTTTCATCGCGATGTCCGCAATAATCTGCCCCGCCGCAACCGTCATTGCAGACAGCCCCTTGGTAAACTGGCTTCCCCTTGCCTCTGCACTATCCAAGCCTTGGCGGTAACTGCTATCGTCCAGTTGCAGTTTTGCAACAAGCTTCATCAATTCCATGGCGTTTCCCCTTACTGATAAGCCTTTAATGCCTCACGTACCTTGCGTAGCGTGTATTGCCTTATGTCCTCCGCTGACATCGGTTTTTCGCGCTTTGCAAACGGATTTTGGTATACCTCGTCCACGATCGTCCCGAACCTTGGTGTTTTTTCATCGTCAATATGCCGTTCTGATGCGATGACAAACAGCATGTCTGCGGCAAACCTTTCAAACCGCGCCCTCTGCCCAACTACTTCGTGTTCCAGTAGTCTCCCGAGAGATTCAATAGTCAGCGGGTGGTAGGCGTAGACGCAAAATGTTACTTCTGCCCATCCGAACGCGGAGACGAGCCGAAAAAACCAAGCACATCCCGCAGAATCACATCTTTCAGGACGGCGGCATAGGACCCGTCATCCAGCTCGTCCACTTCTTCCTGCGTTCTTCCAGTTCCGGCAACCATGATCCGGTCCGCAAGATCTTTGTTATGCTTCAACAACAACGCGGTCACCTGAATCGTAACCGCGTTAAATTTGACCATGCTGATACCCTTCTCATATTTGGTCAACAGTTCCTGCATTCCATCGATCTCGAAAACCTGACCAACAAGCTCCATCCGTTCCGCAAGATCACTACGGTTATTCATTTCTTTTTGTCCTCCTCACAAAAAGTTGCGGGGCGGGGATCATTCCTCGCCCCGTGTGGGTGTCGTCATCAGTTTCCTGTCCCAGTCGATCCCGTCCCGGGCGTTGCGGGCGTTGCGCCTCCGGTCGTTGTGGCCTTATCAAAGAAAACCACTTCAAACGGAGCGTAGTCATAGTCCAGAACGCTTTCCTGACACGCATGGAACTCGACCGTGGTCGTACCCTCGGACTTATCCGCGAAGGTAAACTGGAAGTTCGCCGTGTTCAGGGCGTTTTCCAGCTTGATCAGCACCACCCGGCCATCCGAGAGATCGCCAATCCAGCACAGATTGTCCAGATAGGCTCCGTCCGTGATCGCCGTTGGCATCCTGAGGGTCTTTTTCTTGCCGCTGGTAGTCAGCTCCCCACCAAGCGCAATCGCGAAGTTCTCCGCAGTCGTCTCAACCAGCGTGGTGGAGATGTACGGGTCAGCACTGTCCACGAAATTGCCGCCTTTGAACCGGTAACGCAGACCGTCAATCTGAGGCTGGCGCATTTCTCGACTGACGTTAAACGTGCCGCCACCGCGTGTTGCACCTAGTAGATGCTCACCAGTCTCCAGCTCGTCCGCTATCGCCGCAAGCACGGCCGCCGCATCCGCCAGCTCGGAATAGTCGAAGTCTTTCACGAAAATGCCAACGTTTAGCTGAAGATTGTCGAACGTTTCTTCGCGAAGCGCACTCGTAGAACCCGGAGCGGCAAACTGTTGCAAATGGAGTTTCATCATTTGAAATCTTCCCCTTTCCCCGGGATCATACACCCGGCATATGGTAACTATTTAATGACATACTGATATAGGCGTACCTTACAGCCCTGTCATTCGGGTCCACCATCACCTGCACCTTAGGGGACTCAGCCCACAACACTAACAAGCCACCCTCGAACGGTAACCGTTTTCCCTCACCTATGTCTCCTGTGATCTGGTCGGCCTTTTCTAATAGGTCTGCGTTTGAGGTGGACCTGAACCACACCCGGACATAAAAAGTAGCTTTCTGATGCCATTCCGGGTCAACGACACGGTATGTGATGTACGGAAATTCAGCGTTGTCTGGTACTGAGTCCTCAGCATAGGCATCAAGCCCAAACCCGTTCAAATACGTGTCAAGAGCTTGAACTGCTTTGCGCATCTGGCAACACCCACTTCTCTACTTCCACAAGCCTCTTGTCGAGGGTGGAGGTTTCTGGCGTGTGGCGGTCAGTCCCCGGGTTGGTAACCCGAAAGATCTGACCATCAGAAACACGCCTAAACGCTTCATGAAACTCGAGACTCAAGCCCTTGTCTATATACACTTTATAGGTCCGGGCCACTCCCTGTTTCTCGGCTATAATCATTTCCGGGCTAGCCATGTACTCAAAGGATGCCGGGAAGGTTATTCCATCAGCCCACACCTGCTTGTACCCGCCGTACCCGTCCTTAACGGTAGTTTTAGTGAGCAACACGCAATCCGAAGCAAACGAATCCATCAGACTCACAGGATGCTCACCTTCCTCCACTGGTTTAACTGGCTACGAAAATTCGACTGCCACGTTGGACCACTACTCTCACCGTTAGAACCTCCAGAAGCTTTGGTGTAACTATAGCCGTTGAAGGTCTCGCTCTGGTACGGACTGCTAGCCGCCTCACCGAATTTACCCACCCACTCCTCGATCTCACCGACTAACGCAATAAACGTAGGAGGAACCGCTAATGCGTATACAACACCATCAAAGGTTTCGTCTACGAGACCGATTTCCTCTTTATCATCATCATCTCTGATGCCGCTTGGATGGTAGGTGTAAACACCGTCATTCAGAAAACTTCCGGTGATGTAAAAACGCTGACCATCGAGAAGGAAATCATGCGGAGAGAGCATGCTGTCACTGATAGAGAACTGGCCCACATGGTGTTCCCGAATGAAGTAGTTCCGTACGTGCCTCATGACCTGCTCCAGCATGATTATCACTCCTCTCTGATCGTTACTTGTTCTTGGATGCCTTTCCTCGGGCTTCCTTGGGGGTTCTCTTGGCCTCTGTGGGCTTCGGGCTGTTCTCGCCCGTCCTCGGCTCCACAGGCACCTCCAGTACCCTCTCGTGGGCTTCCTCGGGTGTACTCGTTGTCTTGACGATCAACGGGTACCCCAGCTTATTCTTGCTCCCAGCAAGCTCAGCAATCCGGTCCTCTCCGGGAGCATACCCTTTTCTGGGGTACGGCTCCCCGGAGAAGTACACGTGGTTGTTATCCTGCTTGTCGGTGAAAGCCTTGATGACCTTATACATCAGGCATCCTCCTTAATCAGGCACTCGGGGGAGTCACCGCACGAGTGTAATAGGTCTTACCAACGACAACATCCGTATCCAGAGTCTTGAAATAGGTGTTGTCAGCGGCCTTCTCGAAATAGGTACCGATATTGGCCTTGACGGGGCTTTCCACTGCGGTGTAGGTCTCGGTACCGAGGTCCACGACCGAGATGCCGTCCAGATACTCGGCCCACAGGGTCATACCCATCAGGGCGAAGCTCTCACCGACCGCAGTGTTATAGTTGCCGTTGGCGTGGAAACCGATCAGGTTGGTCTCGCCCTGTACCCGGTATTCGAGGCCGAGCTGTCCAAACTCGCTGTCGCTTGGGTCGATGTAGTACAGGTCGATATTTTCCACAGGCAGGGCAATCACCTTGCCACGGGGGATGTCAGGATCGCTCAGCAGGAACAGAGTGCTGTAGCCGAGGAAGTCCTTGACATAGTTCAGACCGAACTGGGTCTGGACCGTAAGGTTGGCGGCTCCGATGTACTCGTACGCATCCAGAATGTTGCAGAAGCCCACGACCTCGGTCACGGTCCTGCGCATCTTCTGGAACTTGTCCAACACCTTGGCCTTAGCCATCGCCAGAGCCATCTGGAAAGTGGATTCAGCAAAAATCATGGAGCCAGTCTTGAGGAAGGTATAGAACCGGGTCAGGACCCCGTTCTGCAGTTCGTTGAGGAACGCATCATCGGTCCGCTGGACCGCATTGGCGGCACCATACTTGGCCACGGCTTCGATGGAAACCGCCTTGGAGTACTTCTCGATCACGACATCCTCATAGGCCACGGGGTTGACCTGAGTCAGGGAGTACGGGATTTCTTCGCCCTCGCCCACGTTACCGGACTGGAGGGTGCAAGAGGCGGTATAGGATACCAGCTTGGTACCCGGGGACTTGCGGATGGGCCGCATGATGCCCATGATCTGCCGCAGGGCTTCCCAGTTCTTGTCGAACCGGGTAACGAAATCGATCTCACGGACGGTAACGTTGATGTTAGCCGCCTTAGTCAGATTAGCTTTCGCCATAATCAATCATCCTTTCATTGAAATAGTTCGATGTTCTCAGCCATCGCTTGCTGTCTTTCGGTGGTGTCTTTAATGGCCAGGATTTCTTCCTTGGTCTTCGCCTTGCCACCTTTTGCAGGAGGGTTCTGCACTCCAGCACCCTGTTCGGAGGTAATGGAGATGAAGTCTTCCCACTCGGATTTAATGCCCTCAGTGAGTTTTTCGGCACCTTCCAGATTGCCGTCCTTGTCCAGCTTCATACCGGAGAAGTCGGTCGCCCGGAGAACCGTCTTGATGTGCTTCGTGGCCACCCCAGCATCCTCAAGCAGTTTCTGGTAAGCCTCCCGGATCTTAGCGGCGGTTTCTTTGCCGTCCACGTCCTTCTTGTAGGCTTCGAAGTCCGAATGTTCCTTCTCGTACTTCTGTTTCCAGTCGTTGTCCCCTTTCTGCAGGTCATCCAACTGCTTCTGGACTCCCGGCAGTTTCTCAGCATCGGCCTTGTACTTGTCCCGGTCAGCAATCAAGCCCTGAGTCACACCGGTGTGCTCCTCAATGATCGCGTCGACCTGCTCGGAAGTAAGGCCCATTCCGCTGAGCATTTTTCTAGTAAGTGCCATAACCGCATCTCCTTTTCTTCGGGCGAGTGCTTCCGCCTACGAGATTTCAGGACCTTTTCTTTGGTCCTTCTAAGACCATTAAATCACATACGAAAACGACTGTCAAGTATCTGATATTGACAATACGATACTTTCCAGTCGTTGTATGGGTCTGAACCCGTGTTGTATTGTATTGCATCCACCTAGAAGGTGGAACGCAATACAACACGAACACTGGGTTTCCAAGACCGGGCGTGTGCGGTTGTGTTCCGTTGTTGTATCATGCAACACTTAGTCTATATCTTGCCCAGTTCGCCCTCGACCACCCTTCTGTACTCGGACACGTGATCTTCAATAGCCGGTCTCAGATACGGGTGCGCTGGTACGTGGGCATTGGGTGCTCCAAGCTCCTGATACGGAGCGTACTCAACGTTGGTTCCTATAACAACGGTATGACCGTTATCCTCTGTGTCGTGAGTAATCGAGTTCCGCAGGTTGCCGGTGTCGACAGGTGCTCGTCCTTTAGCGTAGCTTTCAGCCATGCCGCCTATAATTTCTGCGGCACGATACATGGCCTTGTCTAGCTCAGACAGCACTCTGTTCTTGTAAGAGGTGAACTCAGCCGCCATGTTATACCCTCCTGTCTTTGAAATACTCGGCCCAGAACGGGTTCTCCCGGTCGAAAATACGGACCTGAGCCGGGGTCATGTTGTGGGGGTAGTCTCGAAACATGTTGTAGATCTTCTGCTTGTCAAACGAAAACTCCCACTCGCCCTTCGGGGAGTCTTTCACCCACCATATCCTGTCTAGATTGTGCTCCTTATAGAATCGGTCATCTTTCATGTCCAGCAACTCCCTTCTTCTGCTGGTCCTCTGCAGTGTTGATATACCCCAACGTGCGGTGGAGTAGCTTACTGCCCTTCATGTCTTCGATGTCCATCATGTACGCAGTTCCGCTAACGCTTCTGCCACACCCGAACCTGTGGCTGAAGGTGTAATCCATGGACCTGCGGTCATCTTTGTATCCCAGCAACTTCCAACCGTTCTGGTACCTTGACTGTAGCTCCATGTACTCGAGTCTTCCGTTTTCATCGGATCGAACGATTGCTACGTGTCTTCCGCAGGAGAAATAATACTCATGCCCGGGTACTGTCTTCTTGATTAATTTGACTGATCCACCCGTACCGGTGCTAGTAGCTTCGGTGAGAAGAGGTTTGCCGGTCTCCTTGGATATACCCTTAAGAACATCGTCACAGTTTCTGGCGAACAGCTCACGGCTCTTGCCGTCCCGGAAATCGAGAACGTCATATCCCTCGGACTGACCCACATAGCAGAAGCCCAGAGAAGCGCACGACCCCTGAGTCATGTCGCCGCCACCCACCCGGTCAACGATTTCCTGCGTTGTATGCGGTGTCTCAAGCTTAGTGGGTATACTATATTCTACGCCTCGAGTTTCGGCCATGTCAACCAGTTTTGCGGAGTTCCATGTAAAGGCTTCTTGACTGACCTCGTTGTACCTTTTCGTTACTTCGTCCTGTTGTTTTTTGATTTCTCCCAACCGCTGGTCTATTTCGTCTCGTCTGGCTTGGATACCTTCATGACCAAGGCTAACGGCTTCTCGTTGTTCCTCGATCACGCCATATCTAGTAGGCATTTTGTACAGTTCTCGTTCTGTCTTCTCGAGTTGATCCCTGATTTCTTTTCTCTTGCTATAGTATTCCTCAGCGGCTCGATCGTACTCTTCTTCTGTTTTGAAATCAAGACGGACCGGTCTTCTGATACCGTCAAGCTTCGCGTATAACTCGCTAACTTCATTCTGTTTATTGCGGTATTTCCAGTAATACTCAGTCTCACTCATACCATAGAATTGCGAGTAGTCATCATAACCAAGGGCATACTCCATGTTTGTTAACCTGTTTCTCTCTTTTCTGAGGTCGTCTGCTTCATTCCTCAGTCGATCGTTTTCCTCCGCAATTTTATCCAGTTCGTCCTTCAAGCGTTTGTATTCATCACGTTCCCGTTGCAGAATGGCATCCCCGCCATCGTACTCATCCTTCGTGGGCTGTCGGAAAGTGGGTTTCCCGGGTTCGGGTATGGGCTTCGGTTCCCCGCCATATCTCTGCCTGATCTGGTCCTGCTTGTAATTCGTCCACTGCTCGTAGTTCATGCCCTTGACCGTCTCGTAATTCCTGTGCCGGGGGTCGTACTCTGGGTCTCCTTCTTCGTAGTAGGCAGTGCGCTCCATGTTGGAGTAGTTGCTGTACTCAGGGTAATGGTAGATAAGGGTACAGCGGCAGTTATACACTTCCCTACCGGCTCCCCTCGGGTCCCCGGGGTACTCAAGGCCGTTGCTGAATTTACCGTCTGTGTCGGTTACCTCGCCATCCATCTCCCGGTGGCTGTCTCTGGTTCGAGAGTCGAGGGTGGACATCCACATTTTCTGGACCTTGATGCCCATCTCCTCGGCTTCCTTCATGCGCTCCACCCGTCCTGCGTTCTGGGCACCCGTCATAGAAGTCCGAGCATATAGGAGCGATGATCTCCCGGCATCGATACACGTGTCCCGGGCGATACGCTTGGACAGTTCGTCTATGCTCTCGCCTTGGAGGATGCTCTGGGTCACGCAGTTCGCTATTACCTTGGTGTTCCACGCACTGAGCTTGTTGCCGTCAATGTCCTTCCTCCTCGGCAAGAGTTCCGGGTCTTCGAGCATAAGCCGGGAGACAGTCTTCCGGTCGTATAGGGTGAAGTTAATGCCGCCAGTAAAGCCGTGGTCGCTTTCTATCTGGTACGCAGTATAGTTGGCGTTGTCTACGAAGACATCGACCGACTTCTGGTGGGTCAGGTGAGCGGCCTCCGTCATCACATTTTTGATGGACATGTCGATGGAGGCTTTTTTATCCTGCCATTGCTGACCTATGAACACTTGGCCCCGGAGCCAGCTAGCGTACTGCTCTTTGATGATTTTACCCCTCTTGAGGTCCCGTTGCATCTGCTTATCTTTGGCCTTATGCCTACGGGTAAAATCACGTATCTTTTCGTTAATGTCCCTGTAGGCTTCCCGGTACATTCGAGACATCTGCGATTCTAGCTGGGAAAACGTTTTCTCGGCGTATTTGTCAGCCGGGTTCGCCATCACTCTTCATCCTCTCCGGTATCGTCAAGACTAGGGTCTGCGATGGTCATGTCGCGCTCGGTGGTCTTCTTGGCAAGGATATCGGGGATCTCGTCTACCGTGATGAAAGGCAGTTTTCTAAGCACCGTCTCGTCATCCAGATACTGAGCCGCCTCCATAACCATGTCAGTCTGCTCCTTCTGGTTGCTGATACGGTTCCGTTTGAAAACGGGGGTGTCCTCGATGCCGACCAGTTTAAGTATCTGCTGGACGAACTCGATCACCTGATACTCGAAGTCGTCAGCGTTCTCGTCCATGGGTTGGTAGGCGGCATCGATATGGTCGTTGGTAGCTCCAGCGGCAACGGTGTGGACATCCAGACCACCGAAGTCCTCGTAGATACCAGCTCGGATAGAGTCAAGGTACTGCTGTCTGGCCTGATACGGCACTTCCTGTGTGTAAGGCGTGATATGACCCCCATCTTCTGTGTCTGCCTCCACGAAGTGCGTGATCCGCATCTTGTCACGGAGCTTCATCAGGTCACTCATGTTCATGCCGCCGCAGTTCTCCACGATCCAGTAAATCTGCGAGACATCCTGCAAGTCGTTAGCAAAGCCTGACCGGATGAGGTCGAATGAGTCGATCTTTTCTCGCATGCCGATCAGAGTGGACTGGTGCAGGTCCGAACCCCAGAACGGCACCACCGGGAGCACTCCGTAGTTGGACTCGCCAACGATCTCGTCACCGTCTGCTGGCGTACTAGCGATCACTACCCTGTAGGGCTTAGGCCGCTTGTCCTCGGTATGAAAGGTCATGTTGTTGAGGCCCCTCTCGGACCTGTAGGTGACGAAGCCATCCTCCCGGTAGAGCACTGCGGTCATAGGCTTGTCATCGTCCAGCCGCCAGAAACGGATTCCAGCACGTAGCGCACCCGTCTCCTCATCCCAGAGCGGCACGAACTCCGTCACCGGGAACACATGCAGTCTCTTGACGTTCCAGAAGCCGAAGGACACACCATGAATCAGGGCTTTGTACCCGGTCTTCTTTAGGTCGGTATCGAACTTGTTGCCCAGCCGCACCTTGGTGGTATCGATCTTGACTTCCTTTCCTTCTTCGTCAGTAGCCTTCTCCACGTGGTCCGTGAATGAGACCCCGTTCCCAAGCGAGTAGGTGCACCGCTGAGTGTTCAGCCTGTGGAAGAAGTTGCTGGAAATGCGGTTATTGGCGGCGGTAATGTCCTCCACCTGCACCCCCATCGAGTTGAAAATGGTCCGCACGTAGTCGTTAATGGTCGGGTTCCTCTGCTGGTCATACTGGTCAGCCAGCTTGGCAGTCTTGTACAGTTCCGTGGTACAGTGTCGCTCGATAGCGGTCTTGACTGCGTACGCTTCGTTAGTCTGTTCAGTGTCCTTAATAAAGTCCTGATACGTGTACATGTTGTTCTCTCCTTTCAAACGGCGACTCCCACGGGTCAGCCTTTTTTACCAGTCTCTTGGTCTTTACCCAGTATCGCATAGCATCCATAAGGTGGTCGTTCTCCTTGACGGGCTTATCTTCCTCGGAGTCTGGGTCCCACACGTACGACTGAGCCTCCACCTTCCAGTTAGTGCATGAGCGGTTCACTTTGATCAGTCCTGAGTTGATCGCTGAGTACGTTTCCCGGAGGCCGTTGACCACATCGTTGTTAGCGGACCGGGGCTTAAAATACTCCGACTGCCTCAGCAGAGCTATGAAAGAAGCCGCTGATGGGTCGATGACCACTTCTATGCGGTCTGGGCCAAGGTTAAAAAGTCCTGTACCTATGGGAGCTTCCTTCATTCGGTCAATTGCTGATCTGGCGAAGTCAGTCAGCATCTGGAGGTACTCCTCGTCAGTCTTCTGCTTGCCCGTGTCCCGCCCCGAGTAGTACAGCTCCTTCTCCACGTGCCAGACATGGCCTCGTCTGGCCCAGAGAAGGCATGCGAAGGGGTTGCTGGTGCCGTAGTCAAGCGAGAGGCCGTACTCCTCGACAGGCTCCTTCTGTGGCCCTTCGAGGGCCAGAGAGAAGTTAGGGAAGACGAGGCCCTCGGCCAGTGTCCACTCACCCAGTATGAGCCGATCGAACCAGACCGTCCCCTTGTACTCAGCCTCCAGATTCCGCACGTAGTCGGGCGGCAGAAACGGGTTGTCGTAGATCGTGTAATTCTGGCAGTAGATGTCCACGTCTCCGGCAGAATCGAGGAACGCTTTGAAATAGTGAGTCGGCCTCCCCGGGTTCGTGGTGATATCACAGCAGGACCACGGGAGCGAAAGTCGAGACTTCAGCATCTCGAAGACTTCCTCGTGGACATCCAACGCCTCGTCAATCGCGCAGTAGCTGATCTCACTGCCTCGAATCTTGGCCACCTGACTGACCTTATCGGCACCAACGCAATACACCCGGACTCCGAATACCTTAGCATAGTTCCGGGAGTTGATCTCCGTGGCGGCACTGTCTCCGTACAGGTCCCGGATAGGCTGGAGTATATTCCGCTCGATGTTGGCCCGGGTCGCACCAAGGAAGACGATCAGTCCACGCTTGTCTTTCCGCTCAAGTATTCGGGAGGGTATCAGGTAGCTGATCTGGAGATACGACTTACCTGAGCGGACCGCACCGCAGGATACGTTCCACCTGTGGTTGCAGTTCCTGATATACTCAGCCTGTTTTTCTGTCAGTCGAAACTCTGTCTGCATTTACTACCTCAATCTACCGACTTTCCATGTTCCCTTTGACTTTTGACGGATAAACTGGTATATCACGGTTCCGCTGTCGTTCTCCAAATACCTTCCGTTTAAAACAGCCCAACCTTTATCTGCGGTCATTCCTCCCGTCATACGTGATGTACCTACTACGGGAAGAGCACGGTATACTTTATCCACCATCTCGTTAACGGTCATTCCGGTGCCAAACTGGTCAACAAACTTCTGTAGATTTTCCTGTGTCACACTTGGTATGCTGGTACGAGTAACACCGCCGCCACCAGACATTCTGCTTTTTGATCCTCTCCCGCCCATGTTGATCTCTCCCTTCTTTTGTCGATTACACTATCTCGAGGCGGCTTCTGGCAACTGATTTCCTCCAGTCGCTGGCCCCCTTAAGGTTACCGCTTCTTACCCGGATCACCTCGGCCCCAGTTTCCGGGACTTCCACCGGGGAGTTGCCAGTGAACAGTAAAATTCGCTTCGGCCTCAGCACTTTAACCGCTTCGTTAAACCCAACCCAGAAGTCTCGTTTCATCTGCTCGTCCCTGTTGCACCCCAGCACTGAAATCGAGACCGTAGCCTCCCTCGGCTCCCCATCAAAGCACCACTCAAATGAGTCCGGGGTGCTCCAGCATATGGTTGGAATGACCTTTACGCCGTTCTCCTGCCAGTACCGGGCCACCCAGTGTTTTCGGTAGTGGTTGTATATCTGAACCGCTCTGGGGAAGTCGGTGTACAGGGAAAAGTCTGGAGCCAGAACCGCTTTGAACTGTTTCATCTTGTCCACGTACAGGTCCGGATCTTTCCACACCCGGTCAAACTGGTAGTCATCGAGGTAGAAGTGACAGATTTTCTCCTCCGGGAGGTCCTCTCCTTTGGCATAGTTAAACCCGAGAATGTCTGGTTCTGTCAAGTCAATCTCCTGCGGCAGTATCTCAGGGATATCATACGAACCGACCCCCGGGAAAATGCGCTTCTCGCAGTTGCAGTATGCGTTTCTGGTCTCCCGGTAATTCATTCGCTAACCTCCTCAGCCGCCTCAATTCGTTTAGCTTCTCCAGTCTCAGCAACTTCCTTCATTGCTACGAGTATGTTCCTGACGGTCTCAACATACTGAGTCGACTCCAGCGGCTCCTGCAGTGATCTCCAGACATTCGGTCTCCGGTTGTAAAGCCACGCCAGAATAGCCTTAACATCCGGTGGCATGTGCTTGACGAACTG